GGTTGTCCACAACCCTTGAGTTATCCACAGGTTATCCACAGGCGCACCTCAAGTTATCCACAGGTTTATCCACATGGTCCTGAGACGCCCTGAGAAGCCCGTCACAGGATTTTAACCTTAGGCCATACCATAAGACCAACTAAAGTTTTTTCGAGTTTTTGCACTTTGGGGGTTGACAAGTGCGTGTGCTTATGTTGGTCCCTTATGACCTTCTATAACGTGTGCGCATGCGAGTAACACAAGGCCAACAAAAAAGCAAGAAATAATTAATGGTAATATTCACACAAAATAAATGTTGCATTCAGGTCTCAATTTGTTAATGTAACCACATGGCGAGACGGGGACCCAATGCCACCCCGAAAGGTAAGCACCATGGAAAACGTAACAACTCAAAAAGTATTCGGACGTAGCATCATCATTCGTAAGCGTAAGGTTCTGAAGCGTCCTTTCAGCTACTCTCAAGGGGAGTGCTATCACAAGCTGTCGGGCGGTCTCTGGTCTCTCTATGTAGAGCACAAGAACGGACGGAACGTCAATATCAGCATAGACGACCGCTAAACAATCTAAGCTTCACGGGGCCTCGCTATATGCGGGGCTTTCGTGGTATCAAACAACTGAAAGGGTATCACCATGGAATTATTTGCTATCATCTTTACAATACTCTGGGCCTTTAGTTTTGGGGCATATATCGGAAACGAACACGGTAAAAACTTGAGAGGGTAATACTATGTACTTCGACCGCTGGGACATTTGCGAGGCATACTACTGTTATGCACGTGACTACATGGGTGGACAAAACAGTCCAGAAATGCGCATACAATCGAAGCTAAACCAAATGAGGTTCATCCCTTCGAATGCTGTAAAGCATTTGTATACGTACGATTCACTGTCGTCAAACGGTAGGGACATTTACGATTCATTGGTGCGGAGGTATTCATAATGATTGCATTCGGTCCTAAAATATCAAACACTGCTAAAATGCCGGGTCGCTCATGGTCACTACAAGCGCTCGACACATGCCCAGCTTCACGTAAAGCCGATGGTTCATTGGTCGACGCATGTTCGGGATGTTATGCCACTAGGGGCAACTATCGTTTCAAGAACGTCAAGGCCCCTAGAGAACACAATCGAGAGGACTGGAAGCGAGACCAATGGGTTGACGACATGGTGTCAGAATTAGATAACGACCGGTACTTTCGGTGGTTTGACAGTGGGGACGTATACGACGTCAGACTTGCGTATAAGATTCTGGACGTAATGAAGCGTACGCCATGGTGTAACCATTGGCTCCCTACACGTATGCACAAGTTTGCTAAGTTTGGTCCAGTGTTGGCTGAAATGTCCGCATTGGCAAACGTAGTGGTACGCTTGTCATCTGACAGCATTACCGGAGAGGTCATAGAAGGCCCTCAAACGTCGACCATAGCGACTTTAGACAATGTCCCTAGTGGTGCCCTAGTTTGTGAAGCTTATTCACGAGAGGGCAAATGTGGGCCTTGTAGGGCATGTTGGTCAAAAGACGTAGCGGTAGTGTGCTACATTGGGCACGGTAAAAGCATGGTAAAGAAACAAAACGACGTTATAGCGAGGGCGGCATAATGAATAATTGGCACAGTGACACAATAAAACGGTTCAGTAAGTTAGACAGCGAAGCATTGTTATACATTCGAGACGATTCGTATAGAGCCGCAAAGGTAGGCGAAACGATAGACAATCCAAAAACCGGACAATATTGGGATGAATTTCATTATGCATCCCAAGAATTAAGAAAGCGTAAAATAACAGCAATTAGTGGCGAGGTCGACTGATGGAACTAATAATGTTTAGTGTGTTAATGGTGGGATGCTTCGGCTTCGGGTGGATAGTCGGGCATGCTGTAGGGTACGAGAAGGGCATAAATGAGTGGCCACGACGATGATCGAACAATGGCAACCTTGGTGGGACGTATTGTTATTGGTGGGAACGTGTGTTATACTCACGCCCTTGTTTATTTACATTGACAGAAAGGAACAGGACAAATGATACCTGAAGCATACAAAGCCTATATACAAATTGATGGTAAATGGGAATTAATCGCTTGGGCTTATCGTTTTGAGCAATTTAAAAAGCGCTTAAGTGAAGCTAAAAAGTTATACCCAAACCAAGAAATAAGGAAAAATTTCGCATGATTACATTCTACATGTGCCAAATCACTGGCAAATATTTTGAAGACACTTTGATAGCTAAAACTGCAGAGCGAGTGATGGATTACCCCGATGAGCCTTCATGGGGCCTTTACAAAACGTTTGACGGTTTAGCGGTATTAGTAGATTCTGATGTTAGAGAAGCTAAAGAGGCAGTAGACAATGATAGTTGAAATGTTAGACGACAGGGTATCAATAGAAGCCCTTGGGTTGATCCCTCATTTCTTTGAGAGGTCGTTATACATCGAAGGGCAGTCTATACAGTCCGTAGCGGACAAGATGGACGCCCTGTACCACTATGGCGGCTTTGTGCACCCTTTTAAGGGCACCATAGTCGACAACAAAGGTCGTTATTCAGCGGACAACGACGAAGACGGGCCTTTAGACCCGATTGCTAAAATTACCAAACTTGGATTTACCCTCTGGGTGTACCCTTATTCAATCGTCGGGCTTACCGACACTAAAGGAAATCAGAAGATAGCGAGGTTTGACTAATGGAAACTAAGGTTTTGTTTTTATTATTGGGCTTTTGTGTACTAGGGACAATATGGGTTTTGATTAAGGGAGGCGATAGCGATGCCTAGAGAATCTTGGGAAATTGCTCATGACGAGTACTACGATGATTTAGAGGCCGAAGACTACGAGGGCCTTGATGATATCTCAGCTTGGAAAGAGGAAGAACAGAAGGTTATAGACGAATTATGCAAACGTTTGGAGAAAGCTTACAGTGACTGAAATTGCGGACTACTTTGTACTGTTTGTCTCTGTAATTGTGTCCATTTGGTTTGTACTAGCGATAATTGATGCGTTGCTATGGCCTTTTGGTACACAACTTCAGGATAGGGAACGTAAGGAACTACTAAGGAATCGAAAGAATGACGATAGATGAATACGCAGTGGAATATGGTGGGCTGGACGACAACTCAGGCCCTACTATAGACCCCTTAGAACACGCCATGGTTGAACATTTGGTAGAGTTTGATACCGAAATGTACCGACTACAAAGCAGAGGAAAATACACTGGTTTGTCTTACGGTCACCTTGAGCGTTTAATGATTGAACTACACGGGGAGCACTGGCGGGATGCGTTGTAAAGCTTGTAACAAAATACTAGAGGATTCTGAATTAACCAAAAAAGGACCAAACAATGACTTTCTTGATATGTGTAATTATTGTCTTTTTGCTGCTGGGGCTGTCGAAGTAGATTCAGACAATATTGTGGAATATTACCGAAATGAGGTATTTACAAATGACGACGATTATGATACCCTCTTCTAAGGTATACTTAGGAAACACTGAAGAAGTAAACCAAAGACGACACTACATTAGTAACCATAGGAGTACTTAAGTTTATGGCGATTGACGAAAAGAGTATTTATTTGGTCGACGGCGGTGATTATCAAATCTACTGCTTAGGCTACACTCAAGCCCGTACAGTGACCAATGACATCATGAAGCGTGACCCATGGGGTGGTATACCCTTTGTGTACGAACAGGACCAACTTGAGGTGTCCTATGACGACAAAGGCAACGTGGTCATGTCTAGGCAGACACTGGACAGGATTTTGTTTATTGCTAGTGATGAACTACCGCAACCGGAGGGCAACGACTAAAATGAACGAGCAGGAGTTAGAGAAGTGGCTACGGGACAACCCGTGGAAAGCTAACGTGATCTATCCTGCTGGGGGTATAGGGTTTATGATATTCATTATGTACACTTGTATGCAGATTATAGATTCTTTTTTGACAGGTAGTTGGATATAGTGTATACTATTAGTATTGATACCATGGAAGTTAATTACTTCCTAGTGCTCCTCGCACGATTGAAGCGGCATCATTACCGTAGAGGCGGAGCTATTCGGAAATAGTCGTGATGGTAAGCGTTAAAACACACTTGTCGTTGTTGACTAGGTGGGGAGCGATTGTTAGTGGTGTCGGCAGACGCAGTACACTAACCAGCAGAAGTCCGGAGTGTTAGCCAATTAACTTAAGACGATAACGGAGATTATTCCAATGGCAGTAGTAGAAGGTATTGTAAACTTTAGCAACATCACTCAACACGACGTGTTTAACGGTCAGGACACTGGGCAGTACTCTATGACTGTTACACTCGACGAGGACGACGCTTCAACGTTGGCCGCAAGTGGTGTTAAAATTAAGGACTACCAAGGCGCTAAGCAGCGTAAGTTCAAGTCCAAGTACAACATTCGCACCATTGATGCGGAAGGTAACCCTTACAATGGGGAAGTACCTTACAACTCACGGGTACGCTTGAAGTACAAGTTAGGTGACGCACACCCCGTCCATGGTGTGTCAACGTACCTTGAGGCAATCAAGGTTCTAGAGGAAGCCGAAGTCGCTGCTTTTGACGACGACTTTTAATGGCTAAGTTCCTACGTCACGAGGGGTGTCCGGAGTGTAATTCTTCGGACGCCCTTGCTATTTACGACGACGGTGGGCAACACTGCTTTGCCGTCAACTGTGACTACCATGTCCATGGAGGAACTGTGGAGCAACAACCGCTTCCAAAAGCTAAACCACTACAGATGTTTGGCGTAGTGAGTAACATACCCCAACGACGCCTGTCCAAAGAGACATGTGCTCGCTACGGGGTCACTGTGGAGTTTTCGTCCACAGGGGAAATAGAAAAGCATTACTACCCGTACTACGAGATTGACTCTAAGGACGTCATTGGAGCCAAGGTGCGCCATGTCAAGACCAAGAACTTCCACGCCACTGGAGACATGTCCAAGGCTGGTTTCTTTGGTCAACAACAGTGCAACTCAAACAAGTACCTTACGATTACCGAAGGTGAGCTTGACGCTTTAGCAGTCTACGAAATGCTAGGCAGAACAGCTTACGACGTTGTGTCCTTACGCAACGGTGCGTCCAATGCAGCTAAGGAAATGAAGGAGCAACTTGAGTGGCTCGAAAGGTACAGTAACATCGTCCTTTGCTTTGACAACGACAAGGCTGGTGAAGCAGCATTGGAACAAGTCAAGGACCTCTTTAGTCCAAATAAGCTAAAAATCTGTAAGCTGCCCGTGAAGGACGCTTCGGACATGCTTATGGCTAACAACGTTAAGGACTTTACGAAACTCTGGTGGAATGCCAAGGTGTACCAACCCGACGGTATCGTCGCTGGTACTGACACTTGGGGCACTCTGGTAGAGAAACGTAAGGTGAAGTCGACGCCGTACCCTTGGGAGGGCCTCAATCATATAACTAGGGGGCATAGACCCTATGAACTCGTCACGATTACTAGCGGTAGTGGCATGGGAAAGTCCCAATTTATCAGAGAAATTGAGTACGATTTGCTACGCCGATGCGAAGGCAATATTGGAGTCTTGGCGCTTGAGGAGGATCTGGCCCGAACAACGCTTGGTATCATGTCGGTGGCGGCAAATAGACCCCTACACTTGGAAGAGGACACGCCAGTGGACGAGCTTCGACCGTTTTGGGAGGCCACACTGGGAACAGGACGTTACTACCTATTTGACCATTGGGGGTCAACTTCAACTGATAACCTGCTCTCCCGTGTTCGCTACATGGCAAAGGCCCTCGACTGTCGGTACGTCATACTGGACCACCTGTCAATCGTCGTGTCTTCCCAAGAGTCTGGAGACGAGCGAAAAGCCATTGACGAAATAATGACCAAGTTGCGTACCCTTGTGGCAGAAACAGGCATCACACTGTTCCTCGTGTCACACTTGCGTAGGTCCCAAGGCAAGGCACACGAGGACGGTGCTCAGATATCCTTGGGTGAACTACGGGGTTCACAGGCGATTGCACAACTGTCGGACATTGTCATTGGCATGGAGCGTGACCAGCAGAATGCTAACGAAGACATTAGGAACACAACAACAGTACGTGTCCTGAAGAATCGTTACACGGGTGAAACAGGCCCTGCTTGTTGGTTAGCTTATGACAGAAACACAGGTAGGTTGTCGGAGGTGGCTTGTCCAGACATAGGTGACGACTTTTGATTTATTTGGACTTGGAAGCTGACGGTCTCAACCCAACACGCATTTGGTGTGTCGTAACACGGGAGAACGGTGTTTCACAGGTACATACCAACCGGACTACCCTCTGTGAGGCTCTGGCTGGCTCTGTGAGCGTCGTTGGGCACAACCTGATAGGGTACGACCTCCCAGTGCTAGAACGCCTCTGGGGGCTTTCTGTGGCCCCTGAGAGGGTAGTAGACACACTGGTGTTGTCACGGTTGCATGACCCAAGCCGTGCCGGTGGACACTCTCTGAAGGCTTGGGGAGAAACGTTAGGTTTCCCAAAAGGGGACCACGACGACTGGTCCTGTTTGTCGACGGCAATGATCGACTACTGCATGCGTGACGTGGAAGTGACTGAAGCAGTACATAAGCAGCTTGTGACGCACATGGCCGACTTCTCCGAAGAGTCCATTGAGTTGGAACACAAGGTCCAGTTTGCAGTGCAACAACAGGAGCGCAACGGGTGGTTGCTAGACCAAGAGTTAGCAAGGGAGTTGTGTGCAACATTTAAGGAGGGCATGAATGCCATTGAAGCCGAACTACAAAGTATGTTCCCGCCCATTGTCGAAGAAAGGTATTCTGAAAAGACAGGGAAACGACTTAAAGACAAAGTTACAGTTTTCAATGTTGGGTCCAGACAACAAGTGGCAGAACGACTTAAAAGTAAAGGTGCGGTCTGGTGTGAGAAAACGCCAAGCGGAAAGCCAGTTGTCGATGAGAAGACGCTTACGGACAACAGTCACGTCCCTGAGGCGGGAAAAGTTCTGGAATACCTTACTCTTCAAAAGCGATATGCGCAAGTACATTCTTGGTTAGAAGCTGTTGAGGACGACGGTAGAGTACACGGTCGTGTTATTAGTAACGGTGCAGTCACAGGACGTATGACGCACCAAAGCCCTAACATGGCACAAGTACCCGCTAGTCACAGTCTGTACGGACATGAGTGTCGCTCTTGTTGGGCTGTACCTAAAGGGAAGAAGTTAGTCGGGTTTGACGCTAGTGGCCTTGAGCTACGTATGCTGGCCCATTACATGAATGACGAGGAGTTTACGAATGTCCTACTTAGAGAAGATATTCATACCAGAAATCAACTGGCTGCGGGACTTGAAACAAGACCTCAAGCAAAGACTTTCATTTACGCTTTCCTCTACGGAGCAGGGGATGCTAAAATCGGAACTATCGTCGGAGGAACTGCAAGAGACGGCAGAACTCTTAAACAACGATTTCTTAGAAACACACCTTCTCTTGAAAGTTTACGAGAACGCATTACTAGAGCAGCTGGGCGTGGTTATCTTACAGGACTCGACGGACGAAGACTTAGAGTTAGATCAGAACATTCTGCACTGAATACGTTGTTGCAAGCAGCAGGGGCTATCGTAATGAAAAAAGCACTGGTGATCTTGGACGACTACGCAAAGCAGTGGAAACTTGACTACAAATTTATAGGTAATATCCATGATGAAGTACAGTCGGAAGTGGCTGGAGACCAAGCAGAGAAATTTGGTTGGCTTGCAGTTGAGTGCCTCAAGGCGTCAGGCGTACACTTTAAACTCAGATGTCCACTGGACGGAGAATACAAAGTCGGAACAACATGGGCGGAGACGCACTGATGAAACAGTCAAACTTTTTAGGGGATAAGATTACAGACAAAGACAGTTTAAAAAAGAGATGTAACAACTGCAAAACTTATTTTCCACTTAGCAATTTTCAAAAACACGGGAGAATGAAGGACGGACTTGAGACTCGTTGCAGGCCTTGTAAGGCTATTGATGACAAAAGAACGAGCAAGCAAAGAGCAGCACGTCAGATGTACGTAAACGGCAAACACGTTCCTATGACACATCCTTTGCACAAACCGGGGCGCTACAAAAGCTTTGAAGACGCTGCCTTCAGTAGCCTTAAGAAATACGAGAGTAGCACAGAGGGCCAAGTGTATGTCATTACTAACCCTAACTTTAGCGACTGGGTTAAGGTTGGTATGGCAGTAGAGGCAGAAGATAGGCTAAACGGCTACCAAACTTCTTCCCCTTTTAGAGATTATATGCTAAACTATAAGTGGGACGTTAAGGACCGTAGGGCAGCAGAGTCAGAGGCCCACAGTGAACTACAAAAGTTGTACGAAAGACGCAGCGAGTGGTTTAAATGCACACCAGAGCAAGCCCAAGAGGTTGTCTCAGGTATAGTAGGGAAGTACCAATGAAAAACATATACACATTAGTAGACGACATTTACAAGCTGGTTAAAACTAAGAGGGTAGACAAAGACGTCGACATCGAAGAGTGCATTGAGCAGTTTGGAGAAAACGTTAAGGACCTCATGCGTAAAGAGTTTGGGGGCAACAGGCGCTTTGATGGCCGTAAGCTGCGCATGTCCAACATTGGTAAGCGTGACCGCTTCTTGTGGAACCACTACAACAATGTACCAAAGATGGACGACATGCAACCACATACGCTTGTCAAGTTCCTGTACGGACATTTGATTGAAGAATTATTACTATTTCTTACGAGGGCATCGGGACATGAAGTTACCGCAGAACAAAAACAGTGTGAAATCAATGGTATTACGGGTTCTATGGACTGTAAAATTGATGGTGTTGTCACGGACGTTAAAAGTGTTTCGTCGTATGGGTTTAAGAAATTCAAAGACGGCACTCTGGCTTACGATGACCCGTTTGGATACGTCGCTCAAATTAAAGGATATGCAAAGGCGGAGGATCAAAAAAACTTTGGATGGTTGGCGATGGACAAACAAAACGGACACCTAACCTACCTCATGTACGACGAGGAGGACACTCAAGCCCCTGTGCATGAGACCATAGCCTTTGACATCACAGACCGTATTGAGCATGTCCAAGAGATGGTGAAGCAGCCTGAGCCTCCTGAAAACTGCTATGAAGCTAAGCCAGACGGCAAGAGTGGTAACATGAAGTTGGACATAGGTTGTTCGTACTGTGCGTACAAAAAGAGTTGTTGGCCGGGTCTACGTGCCTTTGCTTACTCCACAGGTCCAAGGTTTTTAACGGAGGTGGTCAATGAGCCGAAGGTCCAAGAAATCAGCATTTAGAAGCACGTTCGAAGAAGATGTCAGCAAGATACTAAAAGGTTTTGATTATGAACCCTTCACCGTCCCCTACACCATTGAGCGCAGTTATCGTCCTGACTTTGTTCATCGTGCCTCTGGTGTTCTCGTTGAGTGTAAAGGATACTTCAGAGACGGAGACACCAAAAAGTACACCAGCATCAGAGATAGTCTGCCAAGAGAACAAGAGCTTGTCTTCGTACTGATGCAGCCGAACAAAAAGATACGCAAGGGGGCCAAAATGACTATGTCGGAATGGTGTGACAAAGAAAGAATTTTATGGTATAATATAGATACACTACAGGAGTTGATTGACTATGTCACTAACGCTAGAGGAAATTAAGGAACGCCTCTTGAAAACCTTTGACCCAGACGACCTACTGGAGGCCCTACAGATAACCTCAGAAGAGATGCTGGACAGGTTTGAGGACAAGTTGATTAACAGACTAGACGTGTTTGAAGAGGAGCTAGAGGATGAAGAAAATGAGTATTGATGATGCGACTCCGGAAGAGTGGGACACTGTTGCTGCACTGAACAATCTGTCAATTAGGAAGCCTAAGAAAATAGACCCAGTTGACCAACCCGACCACTACAACAAAGGAGCAATCGAAGCCATCGAAGCAATCAAAGCGTCCATGCCTAACCAAGAATTCAATGGTTATCTTAAGGGTAACGCACTGAAGTACCTCTGGCGCTATGACTACAAAGGCAAGCCCGTAGAAGACCTGCGCAAGTGTCGTTGGTACATTGACAGGCTTTTAAAGGAAATTAATAAGTGAAACGACTGCTTTTGTTACTTCTTATTCCCGGCTGCATTACTGAGCCTGACACAAGGATCTGTGCTGACTATGGCTCTCATACGTTTGTAAGAGAAAAGTGTGTGCCGTTGTACGGTGCTCTTATTTGTGCAGACGAAGAGGTAACTCAAGTTTATTGTAAACGATATTTTGAAGAGGATACTTAATGGACGCATACCAACAGTACATACACAAGTCACGGTACGCTCGTTACCTGCCAGAGGAGCAGCGTCGGGAGACTTGGGAAGAAACCGTTAACCGATACCTAGACTACTGGTGTGACCGTGTAGAACTAAACGAGTTTGACCAGTCAGAGATATTTCATTCTATTCACGAGCTAGACGTAATGCCTTCCATGAGGGCGCTTATGACTGCAGGTGAGGCTCTTGACCGTGACAACGTAGCTGGCTTTAACTGTAGTTATTTACCTATAGACCATCCTAAGGCGTTTGACGAAATGATGTACGTCCTGATGTGCGGTACAGGCGTAGGCTTCAGTGTTGAACGTCAATACGTATCAAAGCTACCAGAAGTAGCGGAGGACTTTTATGACACCGATACCGTTATACACGTCGCCGATTCTAAAATTGGCTGGGCTAAAGCATACAGAGAACTTATTAGCTTGCTCTATTCGGGTCAGCTTCCAAAGTGGGACGTATCTGGAGTACGACCTGCAGGCGCAACCCTTAAGACCTTCGGCGGTAGAGCATCTGGTCCAGAACCTCTTGTCGATCTGTTTAACTTCACCGTTGACGTCTTTCGGGAGGCTCATGGACGTAGGCTCTCCTCAATCGAATGTCACGATCTCTGCTGTAAGATTGCACAGATCGTCGTTGTCGGGGGAGTACGCAGAAGTGCTCTCATCAGTTTGTCTAACCTCACTGACGATAGACTCCGACGATGCAAGTCAGGCCAGTGGTGGCAAGACA